TTTGGGATTTTAACGCCTGACGTGCCTGCCGCGGTATTTTTGGCCCGGCGGCGGCTGCATCCCTTGGAACCCCGGCAGCTTTTGGTACTGCTGCTGCTGCTGCTGTTGTTGTTGTTGTTGATCGGGATTTTCCTCTAGTTTTTTTTGATCCTGAGCTTCCCTAACAAACTGGTAAATATCGTAACCCAACAGGGCACTTGCTCCAAGTGTCAAGAGAGCCCCAATACCCCATACAAACATAGAATAGAATTTCACTTTATTCGGCAGATCATTCTTGTTGGCCACACCATTGATTATTGCTCCCATGACCACCAATGAGATACCACTCAGTAATGTGACAATAGCAAAACCAGTTCCTGTCGGGTCTTCCTCCTCGTCACAATTACACCCATTGATACACACGAGATATGCAATGGATGCTGTGGCTATAATTGCACTCATTACCATCAAACCTTGCACACATTGGCTAATAGCCTTGGAATAATTCGAGCCTTTTGTCTCAATACTGATCAAAAACGCAAATACAAATACAGCAAGCGCCATCACAAGAGCCAGTAGTGAAACAATAATATTCGTCCTTATTGAAGCCATTTATTCTAGAAAAAGATATTATTACCTGTGGATAATAATGAAAATCTGGGAAAGTATTTGGAAAGAGACTCTAGTAATTCGCGAGTTGATCGTAGACACTCAGATCATTAGCTGTACACTTGTCACATACCATTTGGTAACGACGATCTGTGGTACATGCAGCTTGGAAGCAAATATCGACTTCTGGCTGAGGGGGGAAATAACACGATTTTCTGTAGCAGTCATTATTGACATAGCGATAACCAGCCTCCCTTTCATAGATAATTGGTCTGTCAGAGGTGTACGACCCCCGATAGAACCTTGTATAAGGCCAATGGTCTACGTCACTGGTGACGTTTTTGGCTTGATTACTAGTAGCCAGATACGGACATGGTGAATTTTTCTTGTCGATCATATTCTGTACATGTCTAATGTTGTTCAGAGTAGCTGCCTCGGACATGCTGTGGAATGTAGGATGCAAAGGTGTTGAGCTCATTTAGTTGTGAGAGTAATAAGATTTTTACTCACAACCCCTCATATGCAAACGTACAAATTGAATATCAAATTTTGATACTCCCCAGATCAAATGTCTTCAATTGCAGTCGCAACAGGTTTTACCAATATCGCAAACTCCTGGATTAAGCAGATCCTGGACAATGAAACAACACCCCAAACACTGAAGCTCAGTCTGAACGGGTATACCCTAGAGCTGACTATTCGCCACGAAGAGGATGAGAGCGAAGAAGAGGAAGTGTATGAAGATGAGATTGAAGAAGAGGATGATGATACGTACCTCGAGTTCTATGAGAACTGGCGAAAACCCAACGAAAAAGAGCTACTAGACGCAAGCTTCCTCAATAATATTGCCACAAAGGATAAAATCGTCACCCGTAAACTTTTCAAGGATTCTCCATTGAATAAGCTCATCCAAGAAGTCGAAAAACCCAAAAACGAGGATGAGTTCGCAGACATGCCAGACCTCCTTGATGAGCACGAAAATGTCGTGGTAGTAAACCCGAATGGCCCACAAGGACCTAACGATGACCTAGAAGCACAGATGGATGTACTGAAAGAAGTTGATTAATTTTTGAGTCAATACTCAAAAATTGTAGCATTACTTGTGTTTAGTTTTACGGCGACCTTTGAAAAGATACCGTTTCACAAGTTCGCCAACATCCCCTCGTCCCAACTGATTTGCCATGACACGACGCATAGCCCTAAAAATCTGTTCATCTATTGGGGCAAATTCTTCGTAAAGTCCTGCATCAAGAATAACCTGACGCATCCAGTCGTTCACAAATTCTTGTCCTCCTGTGCGCTGTGTGTACAATTCTGCTATTTTAATCAGTACCGCTTCTTTTTCTTCAGCATTGATATGGCGTGTTCTCTTAATGTATTCAGCATTCATCGCAAAATACAGGGCAATCCATTCATTGAAAGTATACGCACGGTCTTGCCCCCAGGGTTCTAAGGGATTTCTAAGAGCCCAGTTCAATGCAGTTGAGTTATGCCAAATTTCCAAAACATTGAGAATAAATCCAAACTCCCCACACATTATTGCAACAACAAGCCAGTTTTCAGACATTTGGATAATTTGTCCGCGTTTTTTAACGGACTTATCGAACTTGAGTGGGGATAAAAACACATCACTTTCACGTATGTGATCCTGATAAGTGTACAAAGCCTTTGCAGGGTTCCCTCTGCGAATATCCGATACAATTCTCCGGCCTGCTGGGGCATATTTTGATGGAACACTCTCTTCACCAGCTCCAGTGGAATTTTGAAAATACTTCCCAACCTCTGGGAAAATTAACGCGTATCTCGAACTTGGAAAACATACTCCTGTTGATTCAGATTGTCCCATTTATTAGCAATTTGAATTTGCAAAAAAATCGATTTATTACAAATGGATTTATCACAGATATTTGCTGATATTTTGCCAAATTATCAGCGAAAGTTCAAACACTCGCACATCGACAGTTGGCTGCCAGATCTGTCAGGTATCTACTCAGAATTCCCAGAGATACCACAGTTACATCGAGTTACAACTGAACGTGCTCAGGAGTACTTCGGGTGGCTGACACGTTTCGGTATAACGACTATCAACGATATTTTTATATATGATACTTGGGACGGTGAAAGCTGTGCATTTTGCGGGGAGATTACATGGGAATACCGTATTAACCTGAGCACTTATATCGTAATGTGTCAGGAATGCTGGGACTGCCCGACATACGAAGTTTTTTGGCAAAGAATATCAGGAATATCTGGGCAGTTTGATCGAGACGAAGAAAAACAGTACTGGGATGCATTCAAGAAAGGTCAGTCAGTGTACCTTGATTCTCTCTGTTACGTGTGCTCGGGGATATATTGTGATGAATGTGGCGGGAATGGTATTCGTACTCCCCGCTACTGTAATAGACAGATCGAGTATGACTGTTGCATGGAGTGCTTTACAACCGGAAACTACCGACGCGACATACCATTGCGCTACATACAATCTCCGGAGCCAATCAACATGAAATTATGTTTTGGCAACCCCCTAGACTGGATTCCTGTTTATACAGACAGCCTTGAAGGAGTTCGTGCACACGGTAACTATATCATACACAACATCTCAGATTTACGCTGGGGAACTGCACGGATACACGAAAATCAGATTCGAGTTGCGGATTCAGGGAAATCTCTGTCTGAACTAGTTGAGGAAATGATGATACGAAACTATGCGATTTTTTGAGCATAAGCTCAAAAATTAATGTTTGTATAGCAGTTTTATTGGGGTGAGGCGTCATAATGCCGGCATTCGAGAATGTGATTGTGACCAGTAATCACACCATTCTTGATATCTTCCAAGTCGTGGTCACAACAGGAAATATTACAAATGTTACAGATAATGGCAAAATGTGATTTGCACATGGGTATTTGGCAAATATCACAATAAATAATTGTCCAAATGTCATAATTATACTCGTCATATTCATCCGTGTTCTGTTCTTCTGCACAATTGCGGCAAAATTCACGCTCGCATACTTCGCATCGGACAGGAATAGGATCATCGTCGTGAATATTGTAAAACCGATATTTGATACAACGATCACACTTAATGGCATAATTGCCAGTCCGCTGATCTTCCCAATCTTGAATGAGTTGGTTTTCTATCATGATACTTTTCCAAGGATTTTCCTTGGAAAATCAATTAGTTTGAAATTAAGGCCACGGCTTTGTCTTACCTTGCACTGTCAAGTAATCTGAGGTCTTTTCCACCAACCTAAATGTCACACCATCGTCGTTCCTCGTACCGCGCAAGTGAATAACCTCACAGGGTCCAATACTCCCCACCTCATGCCCGACAAGTTCTTTGGCGATTTGCAGAGATGTCGCAGCGTGTGAGACAAGAACTGAGTTTTTCTGCAAGTGCTTGGTAATCATCTCTGCAAAATGCTTGCAGCGCTTGTTAAACTCCCCGGGGTACTGCTCGCCATCCTTCACCGTGACAACAGATTGGTACTTCTCATCGATCTGTGGTATGTACAGTGTACGTTTGCGCACGTTCTCGACCTTTTGGTGGTAACCTTCGCTCAATCCCTCCTCAACATTCAGAGGGAGTGCGAGATGTTCCGCGATACATTCGGCAGTTTGTAGAGTGCGCAAGTATGGTGATGAGTAAATACCCTTGATACCCTTGTCTCGAAAATAGCGTGCTGCGTCAATCGCCTGTAACTTTCCAATGCGTGAAAGGGGTGGGTCGCGGTGGTCACCACGGTTCTCAACAGCACGTGCTGCCCACAAATCACTGTTATCACAATCATAGCGATCCCCATGGCGTAGAATGAACAAGTCTACGCTCTTACTCTCACGCCCACAAGCCTGTCGTGAAAGGTCATCGAGTTGATCTTTGGCACCCTTGACCATCTCAGCAGGAATGAATGTTTGCATTGTGAATGGATCGATCAGTGGGCGCACATTTACACCCATTCCTGTGAGGATACGCAGTTTCTCATAGTCTTGGATACCATCGCGAAGAAGTGCGAGACGACGCGAACGCCATCCGTTGGGATAGCTGAGGAATGTGTCACCGGCTGGCCAATGTCCGTGAGGGCCTGGAAAATCACCGGAGAGCAATGGATCCTCTGGCCAAGAATCATAGGCCCAACGCAAAAATCCATCAAATCCGTTGGCAGCTGCATACCAACCCACCCAGATGTTTTCATGGATTGGTGATTCGAGAAAGTTGTTGGCATGTGGAGGCTTTGGGTGTTCGCAAAGGTAGAATGTTGTGCGTTGTCCACGCTTCCGACGCGCATCGGTGATGTAGTTCCAGTCGATCAGGCTCTCGAATAGTGGACTGAGATCGGTGATTACATCTGTGTACTTTTCATTGTACTCATATGCACTGGCGGTCTTGGGTGGTTGAAAGTCGGTGGGTAGGTTGTCATTGAGCAGTTTCAGGGCTGCTTGCATTTGCACTTCGTGGCGTTCGTCAAAGGCAAAGTGTACTCGATCAGTCCAACCCTTGCAACGTGCAAAGTCTGTGAAAGCATGGAGAAATTGGCTCCAAAGGTTTGTGTACACCTTGTCGCCAGGCGCAGCTAACACGTGTGTGCGTGTTCCCTTGTGCTCGATTACGTATTGACTGGCCCCATCCAAAGCGCCACAACCTTGGTTGCTACCCCATGGAAGGATTGAGAAAATGTGGATGGGTCCGCGGATGCCACACTCCCAGCACAGTTCGACGTATTGCTCAAAAGTGCTAAAGTCAAATTGCAGGTCTTGGGTGGGGTCGTCGTTGTCGCTCATCCACTTCACCATGCTTCCGTGGTCATCGTGAGTTTGACTGGCCCAGACATTCTCAACAACTGTAGTTGTTACGACTTTCTGCCCGGCATCTGCCAGATTACGCAAGTGTGGGCGCAGTGCGTACATGTGCCGTTCGCTCCAGAGTTTACAATCGTGCATCCGGGCAACTGACCATGGATTTTGCCAGAGATCCAAGTGAAAGTGCCAATCTTCAGTGGGTGGTAGTGTAAGAGGAAGAATCTCTATAGTGACTAATCCATCGTTGCTCATGT